AAATCCTAAGATTAGCTTAACTTTTGAGATTATCTGCAGTTTATGCGGTAGGGGGGCTAAATCTCTACCACTTTTTGCCCCGGAAACGGGCGTGGGGCATCGTGTAAAAAAATGCAGTTTCAAAGGGGGTAATAGGGCAAGTGGAAAGTGAGGTGTTTTAATATATGGCCAAAGACGGCACTAATAGAGGTGGTGCTCGCATAGGAGCAGGAGCCAAAAAGAAAGCATTAGCAGAAAAAATAGCTGAAGGAAATCCTGGTGGAAGACCTCTTACAGTTATGGAATTTCAGAACACCGCAGACTTAAAAGGTGAAGAAATGCCAGAGCCAAACAAGATGCTAGAGGCAGTCCAAAAAGATGGAAAGACTTTAGTTGCTGGAGAAGTCTATAAAGATACATGGAAATGGCTACATGAAAGAGGTTGTTCCTCCCTAGTCTCACCTCAGCTTTTAGAAAGATATGCTATGAGTGTTGCAAGATGGATTCAATGCGAAGAGGCAATCACTGAATATGGCTTTTTAGCAAAACATCCTACTACAGGAAATGCTATTCAAAGTCCATATGTTGCAATGGGACAAAATTATATGACTCAAACAAATAGACTGTGGTTTGAAATATTTCAAATCGTAAAAGAAAACTCTCTATCAGAATACACAGGAAACAATCCTCAAGATAATGTAATGGAAAGGCTGCTTACTGCTCGCAAAGGTAAATAAATAATTGGAGGTAGAAATGAAAAGACAATTAACAGCTGAAAGTGTGTGTATGGGACATCCAGATAAGCTATGCGATTTAATCGCTGATAATATTTTAGATGCTGCTTTTAGAAAAGATAAAGCTTCTAGAGTAGCTTGTGAAGTTATGGCGACCAAAGGAAAAATTATCGTGGCGGGCGAAATCACCTGTAGCGAGAAATTAGATATTAGATACATTGTTAGGCAAACTCTAAAGGAAGTTGGATACAATCCACTTAAATTTTTAATATATGTATATGTACAAAAACAAAGTACCGATATAAAGGCTGGAGTTGATAATGCTCTAGAAATGCAAAATGGCACAGATGACCCTTATAACTTAATCGGTGCTGGTGATCAAGGAACTATGTATGGCTATGCTACCAATGAAACTAGAGAAATGCTCCCCCTCCCTCTTGTTTTATCCCATAGAATAACTAAAAGATTAGATAAAGCAAGAAAAGATAAATTAATAAAAGGGACATTTCCAGATGGTAAGGCACAGGTTACTGTAGAATATGATGGTGATAAACCAGTAAGAGTTAAAACTATAGTTATATCTATTCACCATCATAAAGATAAATCCTATGATGAATTAAAAAGAGAGATTTTAACTTTTGTCCTACTGCCTGCTTTTGAAGATTTTCCTTTTAATGAGGATACTGAAATTTTTATCAATCCTTCTGGTAGATTTGTTATTGGTGGACCAAGTGCTGATACAGGTTTAACAGGCAGAAAACTTATGGTCGATACCTATGGAGGTCTTGCCTCCCACGGTGGTGGTGCTCTTTGTGGCAAAGACCCGACCAAGGTAGATAGAAGTGGTGCTTATATGGCTAGATATATAGCAAAACATATTGTATGGAGCGATTTTGCAGATAAATGCGAGGTCGCTCTTTCTTATGCCATTGGAAAAGCAAATCCAGTGGCTTTTTCTATTAATACTTTTGGAACAGGTAAAGTATCAGATGAAGTATTAACCCTTGCTGCAAAAGAGGTCTTTAATTTAAAACCTGCAGCAATTATTGAAAACCTAAGGCTTAGAGATATCCATTATTCTGACACAGCTACTTATGGTCACTTTAATTCCTCTCTCCTTCCTTGGGAAGATGTAAATAGATATGACGAGTTTAAAAAGGCGGTGAAAAAATATGAAGATAGAAAAGATTAAAATTGAAAAGCTTAATCCTGCCGAGTACAACCCAAGGAAGGATTTAAAACCTGGAGACCCCGAGTATGAAAAGTTGAAAAACTCTATTCTTACCTTTGGATATGTTGAGCCAGTTCTTTGGAATAAAAGAACTGGCAATATTATAGGTGGCCATCAAAGATATAAAGTTCTAGTAGAGCTTGGCGAAAAAGAAATTGATTGTGTCGTTGTAGATATGGATAATGAAAATGAAAAGGCATTAAATATTGCTCTTAATAAAGTCAGTGGTGATTGGGATAAAGATAAACTAATGCTTTTAATCGAAGATTTGCAAGGAGTAGACTTTGATGTCTCCCTTACTGGTTTTGACCCTGCTGAACTTGATGATCTATTTAAAGATTCTCTAAAGGACAATATTAAAGAAGATGATTTTGATGTTGAAGAAGAACTTAAAAAACCAGCCATTTCACAGTTAGGAGATTTGTGGCTGCTTGGCGAACACAGACTTATCTGTGGCGATAGTACTAACCCTAAAACCTATGAAGATTTAATGGATGGAAAGTTGGCTAATTTAACGATTACTGACCCTCCCTATAATGTAAATTATGAAGGTACTGCTGGAAAAATTAAAAATGACAATATGGGAAACCAGGCCTTCTACGACTTCCTCCTTGCTTCCTTTCAAGGAATGGAAACTGTTATGGCTAAGGACGCATCCATTTATGTATTCCATGCAGATACTGAAGGCTTAAACTTTAGAAAGGCATTCTCTGATGCGGGCTTTTATCTTTCAGGTACTTGTATATGGAAAAAGCAATCCTTAGTTTTAGGTCGCTCCCCTTACCAATGGCAACATGAACCCGTTCTCTTCGGCTGGAAAAAGAAAGGCAAGCATAACTGGTACTCTGACAGAAAACAGACCACTATTTGGGAATTTGAAAAGCCTAAAAAGAACAAGGATCATCCAACAATGAAACCTGTGGCACTTGTAGCTTATCCTATTTTAAACTCAAGCTTAACTAACTGTATTGTCCTTGACCCCTTTGGCGGTTCGGGAAGCACATTAATTGCCTGTGAGCAAACAGATAGAATTTGCCATATGATTGAGCTTGATGAAAAATACGCGGATGTTATTGTGAAACGTTATATTGAACAAGTTGGTAACTCTGATGGTGTGTTTCTTTTAAGAGATGGTGTCGAATATTCGTATAAAGATGTCGAAGGTGTTTCAGATGAAGAAGAATAAAGAATTAACCTTCATAGACTTCTTTGCAGGAGTTGGAGGCTTTAGACTAGGCTTTGAACAGGCAGGTTTAAGATGTATTGGCTTTTGTGAAAATGATAAATTTGCTCTTAAATCTTATAAAGCCATGTTTGATACAAAGGGGGAATGGCATAAAGATGACATCAACACAATCAAATCAGAAGAAATCCCATATGCAGATATTTGGTGTGGAGGAACACCTTGTCAAGATGTTTCAATTGCAGGGATGCGAAAAGGATTATCTGGAGACCGAAGTGGTCTCTTTTTTAAATTCATTGAACTCCTCAAGGGCAAAGATGAAAAAGATAAACCCACATTCATTGTCCTTGAAAATGTTAAAGGACTTTTATCTAGTCACAGAGGATTTGATTTTACAGAATATCTCCATCAAATTTCCCAAGCTGGGTATGATGCAATCTGGCAAGTGCTTAACTCTAAAGACTTTGGAGTCCCCCAAAACAGAGAAAGGGTATTCCTTATCGGACATCTTAGAAGCCGAGGTAGACGAGAAATATTACCTATCCAAGGAGAAAACTCTGCAACTCTTAAAAAAGTTATAGGCGGTTGCCAAGGAGAAAGAGTCTATGACCCTAATGGTTTATCTTGTACTCTTACAGGGTGCGGCGGTGGTGGCGGTGGAAAAACAGGACTCTATTTTATAGATCAATCAACCACCAAAACAAAAATAACTAATAATTCAAGATGTATAACCTCAAGATATACTGCTGGAATTGTAAATAGAACAGCTAGTAATAGTGCTGTTCTTGAGGCAAGGGCCGTTCTTACTCCTGAAAGAATAAACAAAAGACAAAATGGTCGCAGGATGAAAGAAACTGGTAAGCCTATGTTTACTTTAACTAGTGGAGATAGGCACGGTGTTGCAATTAAGGAAGCTACAAAAAAAGGTTTTGTCGAGGCTCATGTAGGTGATAGCATAAACTTATCCTTCCCTAATAGTAAAACAAGAAGAGGACGTGTGGGAAAAGAAATAGCCCAAACTTTAGATACTAGCTGTGAACAAGGGACTTTAACTGAAAATCTTAGAATTAGAAGGCTTACTCCAAGGGAATGTTTTAGACTCCAAGGATTCCCTGATTCTCTTTTTGATAAAGCTAGAAAAGTTAATTCTGATGCACAACTATATAAGCAAGCTGGAAATGCTGTTACTGTAAATGTTGCTTATGAAATTGCTGAAACTATTAAAAATTCAGCTTACAAATAAACCTTCAAGAATATCTGAAATATAACTTGCATAATACATGCTTTTGAGTGATGTATAGACGTACTACATTACTTGGAGGTATTAAATATGGATAGAAAAGAAAAAGTCAAAATTTTGGGAAAACATCTAGGGGTAAAACCAAAATATCTAGGAGTTCCAAGCTTTGCTTATGAAGTTGGAGATTTTACCATTACAAGGGACGGCACAATAATTAATAAGGCAGGTGATGAAATGGAACTTGATGAAATACTAAATTCTTCAGAAGAAACCATAGAAACTGAATTTGATTCTATTGAAATATCCTTTCCCATGGAAGGTCACGATGAAAGAACTATTAAAAACCTTCTAAACATGATTTACAGCAAACAGTCACTTATTAAAAAGGTTTTTGACTGCTCTGAAAACATAGTAGAAAAAGAACTAATTGATGAAATCTCTACTCTTGAATCCTTGAGTGAAATACTAACAACCATCAACAAGGAAAATTGTAAAGGCATTGATTTTAACGATGAAAAACTAACCTTCAATTTCATAAAGGGAGATATTCAAACTTCATCAGAATTTCTAAGCCTATTAATTAAAAAAGCTAAAGAGCTACAATATACTTCTTCAAAGCCAAATGAAACAGACAATGATAAATATACTTTTAGAACATGGCTTATAAGACTTGGAATGATTGGTCCTGAATACAAAGCCCACAGAAAGACACTCCTTTCAAGTCTTACTGGAAGCTCTGCATTTAGGAATGGGCTACCAGCCAATAAGGAGGTCAAATAACCATGAAAGAAATACACAGAGAAATATTAGAAAGACTTAAAAAGGAGTTTCCTAGTGGCACAAGAGTTGCTCTTGTAAAAATGGATGACCCCTACTCTACATTAAAAGCTGGTGATAAAGGAACAGTTACGGGAGTTGATGATATCGGTACAATTCATGTTAACTGGGATAAAGGAAGCTGTCTTGGCATAGCTTTTGGCGAAGATATCTGCAGAAAAATTACAAAATGAAAACAAGCTTAAACCCTTGATAATACTGTGTTTATTCTGAAAATAGTACTTGCTATTTATCCCCTTCTGAGTGATATATGTATGTAACAAAAAACACACTGAAAGGGGATAAACCATGCTTACAAGAAAGTTTGGAATTGAAATTGAGCTTACAGGAATCACTAGGGAAAAGGCGGCACGAACCATAGCTACACATTTAGAAGGTATCATGCAAAAACAAGGCCGTAACTACAAAGTAGTAGAACCTAGCGGTAGAATTTGGGAAGTTGTTTATGATGGAAGCATAAAGTGTCAAAGGAAAATAAATGGACAAAAAGCTTCAGCAGGAAGTGAAAATAGCGTAGAAATAGTTAGTCCAATCTTAACCTATGAAAGAGACATTAAAAGCCTTCAAGAAATGGTTAGGAAAATTAGGAAAGCTGGAGGTTTTACTAACAAAACTACAGGGATACATATCCACCTTAATGGCGAGGAACATACTCCCAGAAGCCTTAGAAACTTCCTAAACATTATATACTCAAGAAATGACCTGCTCTACACTAGCCTTGAGATAGAAAGAGAAAGAATGAGATATTGCAAGAAAATGGATAAGAGCTTAGTTCAAAAAATGAATAAGAAAAAACCAACAACCTTTAAAGGAATCGAGGATATTTGGTACGAAGGCTACTATCAAAGCAGGGATAGACATTATCACGACAGCAGGTACCACTTCCTAAACCTTCACAGCTTTTTTAACGGAGTAGGAACAGTTGAACTTAGGGGTTTTAATGGAACACTCCACGCTGGGAAAATAAGAACCTACATTCTTTTAAGCTTAGCCATGAATGAACAGGCCTTAACGCAGAAGTTTGCCAGTAGCAAAAAGCCACAGTTTGAAAACCCAAAATTCGCAATGAGAACCTGGCTTAACAGAATCGGCTTTATTGGTGAAGAATTTAAAAACCCAAGAGAGCACCTATGCAAACACCTAGAAGGTTCTGCAGCTTGGAGGTTTCGAGAATCCGCCTAGATAGGCGGTTACTTAAAGCCACGAGGGGTAAATCCCCTCTTAGGCTGGTAGAAGGGCATGAAAGTACCTACTTCAAATAAAAAGCCAACACAGGCGAAACTGTGGCAAGAGAAAGGAAGATTTAGAATGGATAAAAAACTTTATGTAGCTTATGGTTCAAATTTAAACCTACCCCAAATGGCAAACAGATGCCCAACTGCAAAACTTGTAGGAGCTAGTGAACTTAAGGGTTTCAAACTTTTATTTAGAGGTGGTCACGGTGGTGCAGTTGCTACTGTTGAACCTTCTAAAGATAGTAAAGTCCCAGTACTTATCTGGGAAATCACTGCAACCGATGAAAAAGCCCTTGATAGATATGAAGGTTATCCTTTCCTCTATCGAAAGGAAAATGTCAAAGTAAAGCTAAACGGAAGAAATGTAAAAGCAATGGCCTATATTATGAATGAAGGTAGACCTCTAGGTCAGCCTAGTATGTATTATTATTCAGTTATCTATGATGGATATAAGGCACAAAACTTTGATATAGAAACACTTCGTACCGCTTTAGAAGATTCTGTAGAAAGGGCTGGAACTACCAATGATCGAGAAGATTAGGGATCAAATATTATCAATTAGAGATAGTGGAGTTACCAATATGTTTGATATTAAAAGAGTTCAATATGAAGCAAATGAACGAAAGTTTTATGAACTAGTTATTTTCCTAGAGGATCATAAAGCTGAATATGTACACTTTATAATGACTGGGGAGTTTAAGAAATAATTCCTACCCCATTTCAAAATTGGAAAACTTGTTTTTAAGGACTATTCAAACCGATAGTCCTTTTTATCTTAGAAAGGAGGCGGCTCTAATTAGAAAACTAAAAAATTATAAGCCAACTAAATTCATGGCCAAAGATTCAGTCTATGATGAAGATGCCGCTGATTATGCTGTTTCATTCATTCAAGCTCTTACCCATACTAAAGGTAGATGGGCAGGGAAACAGTTTGAATTAATAGACTGGCAAGAACAAATTATAAGAGACATATTTGGAATTATAAAACCTAATGGTTACCGCCAATTTAATACAGCCTATGTTGAGATTCCAAAGAAGATGGGAAAATCAGAACTTGCTGCAGCTATTGCTCTCCTTCTTACCTGTGGTGATGGCGAAGAACGGGCTGAAGTTTATGGCTGTGCTGCAGATAGAAATCAAGCTTCTATTGTTTTTAATGTTGCAGCCGATATGGTTAGAATGTGTCCTCCCTTAGCTAAAAGGGTTAAAATTTTAGATTCAATGAAAAGATTAATCTATCAGCCGACAGGAAGTGTATATCAAGTCCTCTCTGCGGATGTGAAAAATAAACATGGCTTTAATACCCATGGAGTTGTATTCGATGAACTTCATACTCAACCTAATAGAAAGCTTTATGATGTTATGACTAAAGGAAGTGGTGATGCAAGAACCCAGCCCCTTTATTTTCTTATAACCACTGCTGGAGATAATCAAAATAGCATCTGTTGGGAGGTTCATCAAAAAGCTGTTGATTTGCTTGAAGGAAGAAAAACTGACCCTACCTTCTACCCTGTTATCTATGGAGCTGATATGGATGATGATTGGACAGACCCAGAGGTTTGGAAAAAGGCTAATCCTTCCCTTGGAATTACTGTTACCATGGATAAAGTTAAAGCAGCTTTTGAATCAGCTAGGCAAAATCCTGCTGAAGAAAATAGTTTCAGGCAATTGAGACTAAATCAATGGGTAAAACAAGCAGTACGTTGGATGCCTATGGACAAATGGGATGCCTGTGCATTTAAAGTAGACACCGATGATTTAAAAGGTAGAGTTTGCTATGGCGGTCTTGACCTATCTTCTTCTACTGACATCACTGCTTTTGTTTTAGTATTTCCACCTATCGATGAAGATGATAAATACAGTATCCTTCCATACTTTTGGATACCAGAAGAAAATATCGATCTCCGAGTTAGAAGGGATCATGTTAATTATGATTTATGGGAAAAGCAAGGCTTTATTAAAACCACCGATGGCAATGTTGTTCACTATGGTTTCATAGAAAACTTTATTGAAGAACTAGGTATGGATTATAACATTAGAGAAATCGCCTTTGACCGCTGGGGTGCTGTTCAGATGACTCAAAACTTAGAAGGTATGGGTTTTACAGTTGTTCCCTTTGGTCAAGGCTTTAAAGATATGAGCCCTCCAACTAAAGAATTAATGAAACTTACTTTAGAAGAAAAATTAGCCCACGGTGGTCACCCTGTCCTTAGGTGGATGATGGATAATATATTCGTTAGAACTGACCCTGCTGGAAACATTAAACCAGACAAAGAAAAGTCCAGTGAAAAGATTGATGGTGCAGTTGCAACTATAATGGCACTTGATAGAGCTTTGAGAAATGATGGTGTTAGTGCTGGTAGTGTATATGATGAAAGAGGTATATTAGTATTTTAATAATGTGAATTATTTGGTATACTTATCTTGAAATCATTGTTAGCTACGCTTAAGTAGAAAAGTGCGAAGGTCTTTTCTAGTACATTTTTTAAATAACTAAATTATGGGGGATGGATTGGTGAAGAAAAAAACTATTTTATTAATATTGGTTTTAATTTTTTTATTAAGTGCCTGTACAAATGGTAGTAGTGATAATGGAGGTGACACCTCATTACC